CGGCGGACACACGCCAAGCTCAGGGCCGGAAAGAATCGACTGCGCCCGCGCGATGTGTACGTTGTCCAGCGGATCGACGGGAGCGGAGAGGCGCGGCCAGCGGTTGACGCCGTAGGGCTTGCGGGTGGCGGGTGTGGGGTTCATGCGGCCTGCTCCTTGGCTTCTTCGCGTAGCGCGTCTATCGCGTACTGCGGCACCACGTAGCCAAGTGCGCGCAGTTCTTCGAGCCTGTCGGCGCAGGCTGCGGGCGTTGGATCGCTGAAGGTTTCGCCGGCATGAGGCAGATCGATTGCTACGTGCTCAGCCGCCTCAAGCATTTTTGACACGACCGCGTAGCGCTTCATCCACACAGAGCTGTTTTCCTTGGAGTACGGAATCTCAGGAGGCAGCGGCTCAGCGAACACAACGCGGTTGCCCGCAATGTGGGTGGTGAATCCGCCCGAGACGTCCTCATAGACGTACACGTCGGACTGGAAATCGTCACTACTCCAGCGGCAATAGCTCACGCCACATCTCCCAAGTTAGAACCGCCGACTGCCACAGCCTCCCCATCGGGGGAGAGTTCAGGGTTGGCCGTAGCAGCCAGTGGAAGGGTGTCGAGCCACGCGAGCGTCTTGTCGATGTAGTTCGACATGGCGCGCAGCTCGTCAAAGTAGGGATCGGTCAGCAGATCGCACATGTCAGAACCACTCGCTCGGGTTGCTATCAATGCGCGGGTCGCTAGGCCCGAGAACGTCGTTCAAGTCGTCCGTAGCGAACTTTTCGGCCATGTTCTGGAGCTCGCGGGTGATGGCCTGCGCGACGACGTGACCAAACTGCGCCTCATCCTTGGACTTCCAGAGCGCGAAGATTTGCTCCATGAACGAGTCGTCCATGGTCAGGTCGCAAGCAGCCTCGGTGAACTTCTCCAAGTGGCGCTTCTGTGTGCGCTCCCAAAAGGTCTGAACCTCGCGGGCACGGTTGCTGACTTCCCAAGCGGTGGGGTCGCGATGGCTAGGCGCACTGGTCAGCCAGCTATCGAGGCCGGGGAGGGTCATGGCGTTCATGCCTGCTCTCCTTTTCGGCGTGACCGCAGCACGGCAGCCGTGTTGCATTCGCGACATGTGCGGCGCGACCCGCCCTTCGTCAGCCGGGTGTAGGTGTTTTGTGGCGTGAATTCGTGCCCATTGATGCAATGGGTCTTTCGCGACGGCTTCCACTGGCGGCCTTTGGATACCTTGTCCATAGCGTTAGCCAGTGGAGACCCGAGAAATAGGTGATCCGGGTTGATGCACAGGGGCGTGTCGCACTTGTGGCAGACGTGCATGCCCTCGGGTATCTCTCCGCAAAATTCTTGGTATGAGGCACGATGGGCGGCGATGTTCTTATGGAGCATTGAGGTGCGCCCGTAACCCTTGGCTTCACCGCCAGTCCAGAGCCAGCATCCAGCCTCTGGCACCGGGATTGAATTGGCGACCAGCCGTTCGCGTAGCGGGATGCGATGTGCGCTCATGCGGCACCCGTGGCCTTGGCGATGGCGGCGCGGCGCAGCTGCGAGGCGAACTCAGAAGGGGTGAGTGGACAGTCCTCGCCATACCCCAATTGCTCAAGAACGCGCAGAGCGTCGTTCGCCTCCTTGGAGCCAGGATCGGCGTCGTACTTGCGAGCCATCTCCTCAGCCAAGTTCGCCCCCAACAACTCCGGTGCGGAGGCGATCAGGCGAGCATTGGCGCGGCCTTCCTCGCCTTTGTGCAGGGTCAGGTAGGCGATGTCCGTCACCCGCTTGCCGTTGATGTCGATCTGCTCGATGTGATGGAAGTCAGCATGGAGGTCGCTTTCATGGCACCGCCACGGACCGCTCGTGTGCTTCGTATTCATGCTTTGACTCCCGTAAACAGTCCAACCAGCCACCACGTCGCGTACCCAATGGCGCACCACAGGCCAAGCGCACCAATGCAGATGGCCGCGAAGATGGGAAGGGGAAACTCGGTCGACTCGTCCTCGTCCACCTCAGCACCGCAGCACGACTCCCCAGCGGCACGCTCGACGTAGCGCAGTTGCACAACGCGGAAGTCGCCTATCGCCTCGTCCTGGTTGTCGCGGTACTGGCGGGCGTAGCGCTTGGCGTGGTCGGCGTGCAGCGCCTTACGCTGGGCGATGGTCGGGACGGGCTGGTAGGGAAGGGCGCTCATATGGCCCCCTCGATCTTTTCCAGCTTGCCGCGAAGGCGCGCGATCACTCCGCCGTCAACACCGTGGACTTTTTCGTAGGTCAGGACGATGACTCGGGCGTCGTCCGCGAGATCAACGAAGGCGTCGTACACCTGGGCGAGTGCCCATGCCTGCGAGCCTTCCGACGCGTTCGCGTCAGCGCCGGCACGCTCAAGAATGCCGAGCACATCCACGGGGCGATTGAGGGCCTGGGAGGTCATGCGGCCTCCTTGGCTTCGATCACGTTGCCGTCGATATCGACTTCGACGCAGGCGCGGACGACACGCGGCGCTTTGGCCTTAGCAGTGTCGCCAGTGATCGGTCGCAGCTCATTCAGGCGCACGCCAACCGCGAGGAACTTGGTTGCCTCGGGGAAGTAGGCGAGGGCATGAATAGGCGTCGGGCCGAAGTGCAGACCATTGCCGCAGGCGTCGGTGTCGCGGAAGTCATCGCACGCGGGTTTGCTGCCCGGCGAGTAGTCCGTGCCGCGATCTGTCGTCCACTTGTCGTTAACTGCCTTGTAGAGCGTGGCGATGCCGCGCGACACCTTCACGCCGTGGTATTCGCACCACTGCTTGGCGTCGAAGTCGCGGACATTGGAGTGGTCAAGGATGACGCCACCAGCGACCTTGACGGTGGCGCTGTGCAGGTGGACGGCGACAAGCGGGGTTGCCCTGACCGTGGACGAGCCGTAGGCCGTGACCGTGGACGAGTCGTAGGCCCTGACCGTGGACGAGCCGTAGGCCCTGACCGTGGACGAGCCGCAGGCCCTGACCGTGGACGAGCCGTAGGCCGTGACCGTGGACGAGTCGTAGGCCCTGACCGTGGACGAGCCGCAGGCCCTGACCGTGGACGAGTCGTAGGCCCTGACCGTGGACGAGCCGTAGGCCGTGACCGTGGACGAGTCGTAGGCCGTGACCGTGGACGAGTCGTAGGCCCTGACCGTGGACGAGCCGTAGGCCGTGACCGTGGACGAGTCGTAGGCCCTGACCGTGGACGAGCCGTAGGCCGTGACCGTGGACGAGTCGTAGGCCCTGACCGTGGACGAGCCGTAGGCCGTGACCGTGGACGAGTCGTAGGCCCTGACCGTGGACGAGTCGTTCTTGACAACTTCCAGCCACACGCCAGCCGGCGAGCGAATCTCGATCCAATCCACCTTGTCAGCGATGGCCTTGTCGAGTTCGGCCTGGGTGCGTACTTCGCGAGTAGTCATCTCTCTCCCCTTACATCCCCCGGCTATGCGCCGAGGCTTCGATGAGTGCCGGCCTGGTGGGCTGGCTTGGGAGAGATTAAACCACAGGTTGTAGATAGAGTGCAACTACAAGTTGCATCTAATTATGGAACGATGTGGTACAGAAATTAGGTGCGGGCAAGAAAAAGCCCGCCGAAGCGGGCTTGGCAGGCATCGGAGCTTGCTTACTTTGTTGGCTGGACCGTGTTGGGGTCCACATAGATGGCGACCGCCTGTCCAGTCTTTCGCATCTGGGCAGCAGAGAAGCCAAGGCCAGTCGCGAAGCCGCCATTGCCTGTAGCAAAGCCGCTGCCGATCGACCCGGCGTACTCGGAGCCCATGCCTTGCAGCACGATCCCGTTAGCACCGAGGCTTGCGGCCTCCTTCTTTAGGCGCTTCATCACCTTGTTGACCCGGCTCTGTTGAGAGAAGCCGTTGGCGCCCATGTCGTTGGCTTCAAGCAGCGCGATGGTTTCGGCATTGGCGGGCGGCTGAAGATAAACCTGCACCTGGTCAGGGCTTATCGGCGCACGCGCCTTACCGACGAGTACGTGCGATGACGCACACGCCACAAGAGCAGCCGCGAACAGGCAGATGGCAAAGTTCCTTAAACGCATCCCGTTATCCTCCTTGACCAGTCGCGTAGGGATCCTTCGTGCCTTCCTTCCCCGTGTAAGGGTTGATGTTGGGCTTGCTTGACCAATTGTTGGTCTTGGTGCTGTCGGGCGCCGTCTGATAGTGCGGCTGCACGTAGGCTCCATCCTTCTTGACGTACCCGCTGTGGTACACCGGCGCCTTGTAGCTCGAAACCTTGGGCGCCTTGTATGGCTTGTAATGCTGTGCCGATGCCGCGCAAGCGAACGCAGCCAGCGCTGCCGCCAATACGAGCTTCTTCATTGCGAACCCCCTTGTCCATGCCCCGATGCGGGGCGTTTCCTTCCCTTGGCCCGACCCTCCATAGAGAGGTATTGGACCCTACCCTGAGCGTCTACGACGCCCAGTTGGCGCCGCAACGGGCGCAACTGCTTTAACGCCTCTCTGGCCTGCGCCAGAAGGTGGTCTTTCTTCGCGGACACCTAGTTCCCCCTGCAATCGCTCAGCGATCATGCGGTCGAAGGCTTGGTACTCGTCCTTTGTCATGTGGCGCGGGTACTCAAGCCGAACTTCATACGCGTAAGCGATGAGAGGCGATGCTACGAAGGCGTCGAGCTCCAAGCCGAACCTGCGTAGAGCCTCTTTCACGCTCACGATGGCCGACTTAAGCATCTCAAGGTCGATGCCCACGGATTGAGATTGGCGTTGTGACGCCACCTGCGAGGCCACTGGCGCGAACCCGAACAGCTCGTCCGGCGTGCAATCAATGAACTCGCACAGCTTGCGGACGTGCTCGCGCGCAAAGCTCCCTTTGTTGACCCACTTTTGGACTGCTTGCGTGGACACGCCCATATGGGCGGCTACGTCCACCTGGGTACGTGGCGACCTATCGATTAGCTCGCGAAGGCGCCGGCCAACGTCAAATTCTTGTGTTTCAACCATAGGTTGAAAGGTTGGACCCGGCCTCACAGCCAGCAAAGCAACCCCTAGTTGCATTTCAGATACAACCTGTGGTTCAATTGCTGCCATGGGATATGACCTCCTCATGCAGCACTTCCGTACGCCAGCCGTATTGGCCGAGGCGCTCTCCGCGCTTGGCGAGCGGATCACCCCTCAAGCCATCTACAAATGGAAGAGGAAGGGCATTCCTCTGGATCGTGCGCCTCAGATCGAGGTTGTGTCCAGCGGCGTCCTCAAGTGCGAAGCGCTTTGCCCGCAAGTCGAGTGGGTGAGGGGAGAGGACGGCCAAGTCATTGGCTACAGCGTTTCGGTATCGCCTCCTGACGATCCAGAACACAAGAACTTCCAGCCCTGCCGCGTCGGGCTCGCTTTGGCGCGCGTTTTTCCCACTGCCAACCCGAGGGCTCGCTGAGATGGCGCGCCTGCTCAGTCGTCTTTGTTTAGGTATCGGAAAAGCCATCCGGAATAGCTGGCGCGGTGCGCCCAGCGGATCAGCTTCCAGTACAGAGCTGCTGCGCCAAGAAGAGAGCCGCCAAGCCATAGAAAGGTTGAGAGAGCTTTGGTGTGCGCGAGGGCCATCAGCCAGGCGCCGGTTTCTGCCGGAGTCACCTGAAACACCCACGCGGCCAGCAGCAGTAAGCAAAGCAGCGCCAGGTGAGCAAGCGCAAGAAGCATCCAAAGCCATAGCTGAGCGAGGCGCGGAATGAAGCGCCATGTCGTGCCAATTGCGTCCTCGACGGAGTTGAAGACCGACTTCTGCCCCATGCCTTTTCCCTGTTTGCCCGCCTGTGAGGCGAGAGCTTATCGCGCGCGGACTTTCCAACCCACTGCCAATCACAAGACCTCCTGACCAAAGGGCTCGGCGTTCTGCGCCGGGCCTTTATTTCGTCCGAAATCCAACCGTCAACACAAGGCAAGACGATGCAAAAGGAATTAGCACTACTTGGCTCGGTGAAGCATCCGGAGCGCGTTCCGGCTCATCTCGTGAGCCTTTGCCGCTCATCAGGCGAAGCCGTGTTGCTCGCCATTCGCTACGGCAAGAAGTCTCAGCGGCAGGTCGCCGGAAGCATCGGCATGGAGCCTGCGCAGCTCTCGCGGATCGTCACTGGCAGCGCGCACATGCCCGCTGATCTGGCGGTCGAGTTCGCGCACGCCACGGGCAATTGGGGCTGGTCGCAATGGCTGGCTCACAGCGTCGGCATGGAGCTGGTGGTGCGCAGCGAATCCCCTGAAGAGAAGTTGGCCCGTCTTGAGGCCGAGAACGCGGAGCTTCGCTCACGCGCAGCCTAATCCGAGGTAGTACCCATGAAGTCGCTTTTTTCGTTACGCAAGCCGAAGGCCCGCACCTCCCCGCAGCATGACCGTATGGCCGTGTCCGTCAACGTGACGGCCATCCACCGTGACGCTGCCCGCGACATGTTCAACGAGGCGCGCATCCGGGTCCTCGGTAATGCGTGGAAGGGCGCTTTCGTCGCCCACAAACCCGCTGCCGAGCGGATGTATTGGGATGCCTACACCGACGCCGTGAAGCGTCGCAGCGAGGCCCAGGTGGCGCGCATGGAGCGGGCGAGGGGGCTGCGCTGATATGTCAGGCGACTGGCTCAAGATGGAAGTTGGCTTGCCCGAGAAGCCTGAAGTTTGGCAGATCGCCGGCATCGTCGGTATCGATGCTGATTCGGTGGTGGGGAAGCTGCTGAAGGTGTGGCGCTGGTTCGATGCGCACACCGAAGACGGTAACGCTGCCGGCGTTACCTATCCGCTAGTCGATCACGTTGCAGGCGTTACCGGATTCGCTGAAGCGATGGCTCTCTGCGGGTGGCTCATACAGAACGGCTCTGTGATGAGTGTGCCGCACTTCGACAGGCATAACGGGAAAACCGCGAAGAATCGTGCACTTACCGCAAAACGAGTCGCCAAATGCAAGGACAAAGGTAACGCTGTTGGTAACGGTGAGAGCGTTACTGCTGCGTTACCTAGAGAAGAGAAGAGAAGAGAAAAAGTAAATACCCCTGTAGTCCCCAAAGGGGACTCGGACGCAGTCGTTTCCGCTTACAACGATTTGCTCCCGCTATGCGAACGCGTGTCGGTCCTGAACCCAAAGCGCCAGAAGCGCATTGCCGCCGTGGTGAAGCTCGCGCGCAAGGTTTGCGCCGACCAGGGCTGGCCTTATGAGGCCCTCAATTTCTGGCGAGCCTACTTTTCCGAGTGCGCTAAAGACCCGTGGATGCGCGGCGAGGTGGCGAATCCGAACAACGCGAGGTGGAAGCAGAACCTTGACGTTCTGATCCACGAAGACCGCTTCGCCAAGGTCATGGACCGGGCTATTGAGTCCCTTCGGAGGGCCTCATGAGTTCCGGGTACGAGCAGGCCGTGCTTGGCGCGGTAATGCTGGACGAGGCATCGTACTGGCGTGTCGCTGACCTGATCGGCGCGAACGATTTTTCCGACCCGGCCCATGCCGAAATCTTTGAGGCTATCGGCGGCCTTGCGAAGCAGGGCAAGCCCGTTGACCCGGTGACCATGGGTGACGTGCTGCCACAGCACGCCGGCTACCTCTGCGACATTGCCGCCAACTGCACGGTTGCCAACGTTCGCCACTATGCCGAAGAAGTGCGCAAGGCGGGCGAGGGCAGGCGGGTGAAGCGCGCTGGTCAACAGATCGCCGCCACGCAGTGCAGCTATTCCGAGGCACAGCAAATCCTGGCCGCTGTGGCCCCCCGAGACTCCCACGCGGTCAAGCCGATCAAGGCGTACATGCAGGACGCGCTAGCGCTGATGCAGAAGCGCTGCGACTCGCAAGACGTCGTTACCGGGCTGGCTACTGGCTTGGATGGCCTTGACGCACTGACTTCGGGGCTACAGCCCGGCACGTTGAACATTGTGGCCGCGCGCCCGTCGATGGGTAAGACGGCGTTCGCGATGCAGATCGCCACGCGGACAGCCCTGCGCAAGAAGCGCGTTGCTGTCTTTGCCTTGGAAATGACCGGCGTGCAGTTGTCCGAGCGCGCTGTCTCACTCATCTCCGGCGTGCCGTTCGGGAAGATCAAAAGCCCACGCCTGCTGGATGAGGCCGACTGGCCGCGCATTACTGACGCCTACGGGAGGCTTGAGCGCTCCGCGTTGGTCGTGGACGAAAGCGGGTCGCAGACGGCAGACAGCATTTGCGCCCGCGCTCGCCAGCTGCACATGCAGGAGGCGCTGTCACTCATCGTTATAGACCACCTTGGCCTCATTGACCTCCCAGGAAAGGGAAGCCCTGTCAGCGAGACGGGGCAGGTGACGAAGCAGCTCAAGGCGCTGGCGAAAGAGCTTGGCATCCCCGTGATCCTCCTGGTGCAGCTCAACCGTGGTGTTGAGCAGCGCGCCGACAAGAAGCCGGTCCTTTCAGACCTTCGCGAATCCGGCCGCATCGAGGAAGACGCGGACCTCGTGTTGATGCTCTACCGCGACGACTACTACAACGCGAACAGCCCGGCCAAGGGCTACGCGGAACTACTCATCCGCAAGAACCGCGACGGCGAAACCGCAAGCGTTCCCCTGCTGGCAAAGCTGGCAGTGATGCGCTTTGAGTCATGCGAGGGCCTACCCAATGCAGCAAACGAAAAGTCTTTTGAGCCAGCTATCGACTTTGGCATCTACGCAGATCGGAAAACGGCAGCAGCAGGCGGTGACTAACCGGGCCAACTTCCCCGACACCGCCAGAATCGTGGATTCCCTCGCCGCCGTATTCGGTCCCGTAAAGGTTCTCCACGCCATCGAGAACGGCAAGGAAATCGGCAAGCCGCAGCCGTTCGATGGGATCGACGCCAACAAGATCATCGCCGCCGACGACTGGCACAAGGCGGCACAGAAGCGAGGGGTACGGAAATGAGCAAGGTACTCAAGACGGGTGATGTGAAGCGGTATCCCAATTACGACGCTTTCGGCAATGGCGGATGGGCGCTTGTTGACGAGAGTTACGGAATTACCTGCGTGGCAAGCAGCCGGAAGGAGGCGAGGGACTACAAGTCCTCGTGGGAGCGCATCGCCCGAATCCTCTCCATCGGTCCGAAGCTGGTAACGGTGAGGATCGAGAAGTGACCGCTCGCACCATCTTCCTCACCACCGACAACGCCCGCGAGCGCATGGCTGCTGCATGGCGTGTGGCCTGCGAAATCCTGCAATTCGGCAAGCCGGTACGGGTGCAGATAGACGAGAAGCAGCCGACGCGCACGTTGGAGCAGAACGCCCGCCTGTGGGCCTTGCTGTCGGACGTGTCACGCCAAGTGCAATGGCCGGTGGACGGCAAGCTGCAATACCTGTCGCCCGAGGAATGGAAGGACGTGTTCAGTGCGTCGCTGCGCAAGGGCCAGCGGGTTGCCCAAGGCATTGAAGGCGGCTTTGTGATGCTGGGCTGCCGCACCTCCCGCATGACCGTGGGCGAGATGGTCGATTTACAGACCCTCATTGAGGCCTTCGGCGCTGAGCATGGCGTTGTTTGGGGCGATGAGCGGAGGGCGGCATGAAACGCACGCCTCTGACCCGCAAGACGCCGCTCAAGGCCATCACGATCCGCGCCAGTGGACGCCGCCCGAAGATGACCGAGGCGCGCAAGTCGGCCAAGGGCCAGCCCTGCATGGTCCGCATCCCCGGCGTGTGCAACGGGAATCCAGAGACAACGGTTCTCGCCCACTACCGGCTCGCCGGCTACTGCGGCACAAGCCTGAAGCCTGACGACGACATGGCGGCGTGGGCGTGTAGCTCGTGCCACGACGAGGCCGACCGACGTACGCAATTCACGAATACCGAATACGCCCGCCTATGTCACGCGGAAGGCGTGCTACGGACCCAGCAAGAGAGGAAGAAGGACTAATGCGCATCCACATCACCACTGTCGCGCCGGAAGAGGCTGCGATCGAAATCATGCAGCACATGGAATCTCGCGGCGGCGAGTGGATCGTCAATGCCGTGGAGGATGAGGGCTACGTCATGGCTCGCATCGGTACGCTGGATGGCAAGCGTCTGGAACGGTCCTTGTCGCCTTGTCTGTGCGGGCCGTTTGACGCGCGCTGGTCGCTGGCTACGATGACGATAGACCTCAGAGCTGCCCGCGCCATCGGCTACGGCGTGAAGTCGAGCCTCAAGCGCCCAGCCGAACCGAGGCGTTCGCATCTTGGCCGTCCTCCTGGTGGGCACATCAGCCCCACGCACGAAACGCTCAAGCGACTTGAGCAGCGCAACTGGACCGTGAGCGAGCTTGCGGCCGACCTGAACATCACGCGGCGGTCAGCGCAGAACGCAGTGCAGAAACTTTTGCGCAGTAACCGGGCCAAGCTGGTCGAGCGCAGGCCGTTTTGTGGCGGGTGGATGGGCGTGTATGGGGCGGCTGCGTAATGGACGCCGTATGCGTTCTTGCCATCGATCCGGGCACGCATCAATCCGGTTTTGCCAAATACGTCAAAGACGGTGGCGTACTGGCCTCGGGTGTTATCCCCAACGCGGACATTCTTGACTTAATTGTCAAAACCGACGCCGACCTTTTGGCAATCGAGCGGATCGTCAACTACGGCATGGCGGTAGGGCAGGAGACGTTCGATACCTGCGTGTGGATCGGCCGCATGGTGCAGTCGTGGCCATGCCCTGACGAGGTGTTGTTGATCCAGCGCGGCGCAGTCAAAAAATACGTATGTGGCACGGGGAAGGCGGAGGACAAGCACGTCCGCGCCGGCCTTATCGAGATGGTTGGTCCGCCGGGGACTAAGAGCGCGCCCGGCCCTACTTACGGCGTTACGTCCCACGCATGGGCTGCCCTTGGCGTGGCGGTTACGGCTTTGCATGAGAGGGGACTGCAATGAACGTCATCGAGCTTTCGCGCATCCGCCGCGAGATTGAGGACATGGCGGATTTCTGCAAAGCCATTGGCCTGCACCCGTCGCAGTACATGACGCAGTTACGGGAAATCGAGGTTGCGGCTGTGCAGAAGGCCATTAGCAGCAACCGCCAAATGGTGATCGAGTTCAACCGCAATGGTTCGGATGCAATGAGCCAGCGGTGGGATTGCAGCCGCAGAACAGCATTTCGCATTAGGGATCGAGCCGCTAAAGAGTGCCATTTAGTCCAGCCCGCTTGACATAGCAAGGTGAGTTAATGGCAGCCAACCTAGACCGAGGGTTGGCTGATGTTCTGGTTCCTCGCAATTCTGATTGGCATCTTGGCCGTGATTTTTGTGGCCAAGGTGCTTAAGTCGCCGGTGATTTACACATGACCGGCTACAACCATCCCGATGACCTGTACGCCGATGCGCTGGCGAAAGACCAGAAGCCGACTGGCGCGTATCGGGCGCCCGCTGAGATGCCCGAGTCTGAGCGCAAGCTGCGGACCGCGCTGGCCTACGTCTGCCACGCCCGTGACCTGATCCGCGAGGGGCTTGGGGATAACGAGCCCAAGGCGCAGCGCGAGGCAAAGATCGCCTATCCGCTCACGCTCGATGAGTTAAAGGCGGCTCACCCGGTGCGCTTTGGCGAAGTGATCCCGCAGGCCAAGCAAGAATCGCCGCCCGAGCGCATCCCCAAGTGGGACCCGAAGTGGGTAGAGACATGCCCACAACGGGCATTGCACCCCATGCACGCCGAAACCCTCCGCGACCATGACGAGCGGTTGGCGGGCGGGGAGGATCGGCTGTGAAGCGCCATTTTATTTTGCCCGACACCCAAGTCCGCCCCGGCGTCCCGCTGGATCATCTGCCGTGGGTCGCTCAGGCCATCGTGGACTATCGCCCTGACGTGGTTGTCCACATTGGCGACCATTTCGATATGCCGAGTCTGTCCATGCACGACGGTCCCGGCAGCATGAAGATGGAGGGCGCTAGGTACGAGGAAGATGTGGCAGTTGGCAACGAAGCCTTCGCCACGCTCTGCAAGCCGATGGAAGCCGAGCAAGCGCGCCTGAAGCGTAACAAGGAAAAACAGTGGAACCCGCGCAAGGTGTTCTGCTTCGGCAACCATGAAAACAGGATTCACCGCGCCATCAACGCGGCCCCGAAGTTCGCCGGGACGATTGGAGACCACCACCTGAACACCCGCGACTTTGAGCGCCATGCGTTCCTAGAGCGCGTCTGGCAGGACGGCGTCCTGTACTCGCACTACTTCCAGTCGAGCCATAGCTCCCACGCCATCGGCGGAACGATCGACAACCGCCTCAACAAGATCGGCGCGAGCTTCATACAGGGCCACGAGCAGGGCTTCCGTTATGGCACCCGCATACAGGCCAGCGGGGCAACGTGGCACGGCCTTGTGGCCGGCTCCTGCTACCTGCACGACGAGGATTACAGGGGCGCTCAGGGGCAAGGGCACTGGCGCGGCGTCGTGGTGCTGAACGAGGTGCGCGACGGCGATTACTGCGTGATGCCGCTCACCCTCGAATACCTGTGCCGCAAGTACGAGGGCGTGAGCCTCGGGGAATACCTGCGCAAGTCCTACAAGGACGCGGAACACAAACTGACGTTGGCGAGGGCTGCGTAATGGGCTGGTTCACTAAGACCGTTGAGGTATACGTTCCTGGCGAGGCATCAAGGGAGACACTCTATCGGGCTTATGCGGAATGCCCTTACATCTATTTTGGTACCTACCAGCACACATACGGCTATTACCTGTCCTGCTCGGACGCATTCAAGGCTCATCCAGGCTGTCAGGTCGAGGAAGTTAAGGGAATTCGTATTGGCAGCGAGTACTTCGCGGTTGGGATGCTCTCGCCCGTAAAGGTCACCAAGCCCAAGCGCGAGAAGGGCAAGGGGAGGGCGGCATGAAAGCCAAGCGCGTATTCCTTGAGCCCATGAAGGACAGCGACTCCTATGTGCGCGTCTACATCGACGATGACACGGGGCATCTTGAGCTGAAGCTAGCCGATTGCGACCGCCGCATCTGGTGGAGCTTCGGCAAGCCGGGCGACAAGCGGGCAATTCGGAAGATCAAGGTCGTCAAGGCACTGGTTGATGAAGTGCACGACCACCTGACCAAGGGGAAGGCATGACCACTGCCACCATCCCCCAGGCTGTGGGCGATTGGCTCCTGAAGCAACGGGACGTGGATCAGGTGTTCGCCTGCCCGCAGTTGTCGGATGCCTGTGTGGACGCCGCTAACCGGGCCAGCAAGCAGTTCGATGCCACCTATCCCGGCTGGCAGCTCTATAGCCGCATTGTTCGTGGCGACACGATGTTTGACCGCCAGCTAGCCGCGTGGGCCATCGGCTGCGCTAGGGCCTATACGCGGGCCAAGAAGATCAACGGGCAGTCTGCCGTGGCTCCCCGTGGCAGGCGCAATGACTGGATCGCGCAGGCCGGCGTAGACGCCTTGGAGTTCGTCATCGCTGGCAAGTACGACGAGGCTGCCCATGTGGCCGCTGGCCGGCTGGACGTGTGGGCACCGAAATACCGGAAGGTCCGCAATTCCCTGACGGCCATGATGATTGACGGCTTCGCCAACTACCACGCGGAGTTGCACTACCAATACGTGCGCGTAATGCGCGAGAACCGGGAGGTTGCGTGATGCTCAATTGGATAGGAGCCCTTATCGGTCGAGCGTTCATAATCTTGCTTGTCATGGTGGTAGCACTGTTACTGCTGAGCATCCCTTACGCCATGTATCAGATGTGGAAGGGCGACAACTCTCCAACCGTGTCTCTCAACAAGAGCGAGTGGGCCTGTACGCAGACGCAGACCATCCCCGTTACAACCTACATCCTGTCCGGCAAAGTGATGGTGCCGATCACCACGTATTCGCGCAGTTGCACGCAGTGGAACCGTCAGCCATAAACTTTCGGCCATGGCGACAATCGCAAATTTCCGTGTTGCGATAGGTCGAGCCGCCCAGCCTCTACCGTTACTCCCATTGGTCACGCAAGACCCGGCAAGCTAGAACCGGGCGGCACCAAATTCAGCGGCAGGGATCGGCAGAGTCCCTGAGAAGAATGGAAATTTCCGCTCGTTCCGCTGATTAGGGTCTGAGGCGCAGCCAGTCTGCGTAGTAGGACCCACCCGGGCCACCCGAAGGTGGCCCTCCTTTTACGGTGCAGTCCCATGCTCCTAGCCCGCCTGCTCTGGCTGCTGGTGATGCTGGTGGCTGCAAGCACAGCAGAAGCAGGAGACAGCGATGTTCTTGAAGATTGAGCAGGAAGGCGGCGCCCATTTGTGGGAGGCCGACAAGATTTTTTACACCGGCCCCATCGAGGGAGCGCGGCCTGACGCGATGATTTGCTTGCTTGACCCGACTGCAGCCGGCCAGCAACACCGCGTGTTTTGCCTTGAGCCACAGGGTTTGCGCATCGGCACGGACCAGCGCGCCTACATCCTGAACGAAAACGGCAAGACCATTGATGTGTTCACGCCGTGGGATCGCCCGCGCTAACCGCGCTTAGCCCGTTCTTTGGTGAGCCTGATGAGTGACGAGTCCAACGATAACGAATCGCTGGACGTCGAGTTCACTCCCGACGAGCAGCGCTCCGAAGTATTCGAGTGGAGCGCCCCGAGCGGCAAGGGCGGCGTCTACATCTTCCCCAAGGGCGTTGAAGCTTGGGCCGAGGAAAACGGCGTGGAGCTGGTGCACATCGACCAGACCACGGGCGTTGTGACCGTCCAGCACGAGCTGGGTACTTCGTTTAGGCAGATCGACAAGGCGCTCAACACGGGCGCTCTAGCGGCAATTAGGGACAAGAAATGATCGACCGTAGCGGCATCCTTAACGACATGGGGGCCGCTGGGGCCAAAATCGCGTTGCCGGGTGGCGTAGTCGTTGCCTCCGTAGCGGGCGTATCGCTTCAAAGCTGGGTGTACCTGTTCACCATCGCGTTCATCGTCTTGCAGGCGGCGCACCTGGTCTGGAAGTGGCGGAAGGAAGCCCGTGGCAAGCGGTAAGCCCCTTGCGCTAGGCGCTGGCGCTGTTCTCGCCATTGCTGCCAGCCTCATTACCCATTGGGAAGGCGTCCGCTATACCCCGTACCGCGATCTAGGCGGCGTCCTGACCGTCTGCTACGGCCACACGGGCGCAGACGTGGTGCAGGGCAGGGCATACACGCAGGAAGAGTGCGAACGCCTTCTGGCGGCGGATATGGCAACTGCGCGGGCTGCGGTGAAGCGCTGCCTCCCCATGCCCCTCCTGCCGCAGATCGAAGGGGCGCTGACCAGTGCCGTCTACAACGCCGGCCCGAAGGTCGTGTGCGGATCTACGTTGCAGACGATGGCGCAGCTCAACGACTGGCCCGGTGCGTGTAACCAACTGACCCGCTGGAAGTACATCGGACGCACGGTGAGTCCGGGGCTTGAGAACAGGCGCATGGATGAGGCGGCGGTGTGCCTCGGAGTCAAATCATGAACGATCGGGACGGCATCTGATGGACGCGCAGCAGTTCGCCTACTGGCTTCAGGGCTTCGCCGAGTTGAACGAGGGCCGTCCAACTTCCGAGCAATGGAAGGTAATCCGCGATCACCTGTCTACCGTGTTCGAGAAGGTGACGCCACCTGTTTACAGAACGATTCTCGGGCCGGATCTGACTAAGGGTGCAACGGCAACGGCTGACGTCCATACGGGCGTTCACCTCGGCGTGCTCAAGTGCTGACATGACCTCCCGCACCAAGCTAACCATCGGCCTGTGCGTGGTGGCCTCTGTGGCGCTGTTTACGGACTACTGCACGTTCGATAGCTGGTCCGCGTTCGTCCTGCACCTGATCGCGCAATGAAATACCTGACAGCGGTCCTCGCCGTGCTGGCGGTCACGGCGGCGATGCTCGCCATGCACTTTCGCGGGGCTCTCGCTGTTTCCCGTGATCTACAGCATCAAGCCGAGTCGCGAGCAGATCAACTGGACGCCGACTTGAAGGCATCCGAGAAGGCTAGGGCTGAATACCAAGACAAGGCCGAGCGCTTCGAAGGCATCGCCGCCCAATACGAACAGGACAAGAAGGATGCGCAAGCCAAGGCTGACCGCACTATCGCTGATCTGCGCGCTGGCAATCTCCGGCTGCGCGACCAGTGGGCAACCCAGCGTCTCGCCTCTGAAGTCGCCGCCCGTGCCAGCCAACCTGATGCAGCCACCAACGGGTGCTCAGGAGTTGCGATCGATCTTTTTCGAGCCGTTGACCCCGTCGTCCAGCGACAAGACAGCCAAATCCGGCAGCTCCAAGCAATCTTGAGGGCAGAGAGACAGTGAGCCGCCGCCTCAAAGACATTCAGGCGATGTGCGGGGAAACCCTGCAAGTCGCCAACAACTGGACCGCCGAGGCCGAGAAGCGCGGCACCACCGTAAGCGCCAGTACATGGACGTATTCGGGAGCAGGGACGCTCTCTGGTGCTTCGCTGGATGGGAGCAAGGCGAGCGTGAAGCTTTCCCCGACCTGTTCCGGCTGCCTGACTAACACCGTAACCGTTGCCAATGGCGAGGCCCTGACTGCTGTGCGTTCGGTCTGCGTGGACTGGCAGCCGGCTGCGACTGTGACTGCGTGATATGGCCCGCCCGCCTATCTTCGACACCCCGGAAAAGTTCACCGAGGTAGCCGAAGCCTACTTTGATGATAGGGAAGCGAAGGACAAGCCATTCACCGTCAACGGGCTTGCGCTGGCACTGGGCATGACCCGTGAAACCCTGCTTCGGTACGGCGAGAAGGACGGGTTTTCTGACGCAGTAAAGGCCGTTAGGGCGAGGCTTGAAGATCACTGGGAATCGCGCCTGGCTGGCCCGAACGCGGCCGGCACAATCTTCTGGCTGAAGAACCAGGGCTGGTCCGACAAGACCGAAACGAAGCTGACCGGCGACCCCGACCAACCTGTAACTATTACTTCCATCGAGCGCCGCATTGTCCACCCTCAAGATCGAGACAGCAGCGGTCTTTGAGCCACTGCTTGAACCTGCTCGCTATAAGGGCGCATGGGGTGGTCGAGGGTCTGGCAAGTCGCATTTCTTCGCCGAGAAGCTGATTGATGACAGCCTGTATGAGCCGGGCCTGCTTTCGGTCTGCATCCGCGAGGTGCAAAAGACCCTCAAGCAGTCGTCCAAGCGCTTGATCGAGTCCAAGCTCAAGGCGCTGGGGCTGGGCGAGAAGGACGGGTACAAGGTCTTTAACGAGGTGATCCAGACGCCCGGTGATGGCGTCATTGCCTTCCAGGGCATGCAGGATCACACGGCCGAGTCCATCAAGTCGCTGGAAGGTTTCAAGCGCGCCTGGATGGAAGAGGCGCAGACGATTTCGTTTAACAGCTTGAATCTGCTTCGCCCGACCATTCGTGCGTCTGGGTCGGAGATTTGGGCGAGCTGGAACGCCCGGCGCAAGACCGACCCTGTTGACGTAATGCTGCGCGGGGTCGAGAGGCCCACGGGCTCCGTTGTCGTGCAGGCTAACTGGCGGGACAACCCATGGTTCACGGCCGAGCTTGAGCAAGAACGCCTGGACTGCCTGCGCATGCAGCCGGACCAGTACGACCACATTTGGGAAGGCGGTTACGTGACCGTATCGAGCGGCGCGTACTACGCCAAGCAGCTTGCCGAGGCTCAGACACAAGGTCGGATCGGTAGGGTCGCCGCTGACCCGCTGATGACGTTACGGGCCATTTGGGACATTGGTGGCACGGGTGCCAAGGCCGACGCCTGCGCTATCTGGATCGTCCAGTTCGTCGGGCAGGAAGTCCGCGTTCTGGACTACTACGAGGTCGTGGGGCAGCCGCTGTCCGCTCACGTCGAGTGGCTGCGCTCCAAGGGCTACGGAAAGGCCCTGTGCGTGCTGCCCCACGACGGCGCGGCGAACGACAAGGTTTACCAGGTCAGCTATGAGAGCGCGCTTCGAGAGGCGGGGTTTGAGGTGCTGGTGATCCCGAATATGGGCGCTGGTGCTGCAAATCGCCGCATTGAAGCCGCGCGCCGCCTGTTCCCATCCATCTGGTTCAACGCTGACACTACCGAGCCAGGACGCGACGCGCTGGGCTGGTACCACGAAAAGAAGGACGAGGCGCGAGGAATCGGTCTTGGTCCCGACCACGACTGGTCAAGCCATGGCGCGGATGCCTTCGGCTTGATCGCTGTCCACCACACCGATTTCATCCCCGGCGGCGGTGTTCGATTTGACACCACCTCATTTGCATCGGAGTTCTAGGAGCCCGCGTGAAGGAACCTCGCAAAGCTGCCAAGGATGGCGGCGACTCCACCTCCGATCCGATGAAGGAGATGCGCGAACGGTATGAGCGCGCTGTCGAGGCGGACCAAGACAACCGCGATCTTGCGATTGAGGACCTGAAGTTTGTCACCGTCCCCGGTAACCAGTGGGACGAGAGCCAGCGCAAAGCCCGCAGAGGTCGCCCGTGTTACGAGTTCCCGATCCTGCGCTCGCATTGGCGCCAGGTCGTCAACGACCAAAAGAAGGCGCGGCCTGGCATCAAGATTCGCCCCGTCGAGAATGGCGACGTAAAGGGCGCTGAGCTTCGCCAGGGGCTCATCCGCAACATCGAGTCGCGCTCCAACGCTGAGCGGGCTTACGACTCCGGCTTTGAGCGTCTATCGGCGGCTGGCTTCGGTGCGTGGCGTGTCTCGACCGAGTACAGCACGGATGACAGCTGGGACCAGGACTTGTGCATCAAGCCCATTTCTGATCCGCTGACCTCCGTCTGGTTCGACCCCGATTCCAAGGAGCCGGACGCCCGCGACGCCAAGTATGTGTTCGTGGAAGAGACCATGAGCCGCGAGCGGTTCAAGGAGCGCTTTCCGGACGCTAATACCATCGACTTTGAATCCGCCAAAGAGTTTGGCGACTGGTTCGGGAAGGACAGCGTTCGGGTTGCCGAATACTGGCGCCTTGAGCCCATCACCAAGACGCTGCTGCTGCTCTCTGACGGGCGCACGGTGGACAAGGCTGAGGTAGACGGCGAACAAGCCGCACAGCTCGACAATGAAGGCGTAAGCGTCGTTCGTGAGCGCGTCTGCCACACGCACAAGGTGGTCATGTCGATTGTCTCGGGTGTCGAGGAAATCGACGGACCGCATGACTCCGTGTTCGAACGCATCCCCATTGTTCCGGTATGGGCGAACCGTCACTTCATCGAGGGCAAGTGGGTTTGGTGCGGCATGGTCCGCTTCAGCCGCGACCCGCAGAAGCTGCTGAACTACAACTTCACGACCGGGCAGGAAATCCTCGCCAAGCAGCACAAGGCGACACCTATTGTCACGTCCAAGATGTTGGAAGGTGCGGGTGTCAAAGCACTGTGGAACAAGTCCAACGTTATGGATGCGCCCTACCTGCCAATCACGCCTGACCCGCAAATGCCCAGCGGGCCGCAATACCTGACGCCGCCGCCTGTCCACGCTGCGTTCGCGCAGTTCGGGCAGTTGGCTATCGACATGCTCAAGGCGTCGGATGGAATCTTTGACGCTTCGGTGGGCGCTAGGTCGAACGAAACCAGCGGCAAGGCCATCATGGCTCGCCAGCAGGAAGGTGATACTGCCACCTTCGATTATCAGGACGCGCTGAATTTCGGCATCCAGTCCACGGGCGAAATCCTGTTGTCCGCGCTGCCCAAGGTGTATGACACACCGCGGTCCATGCGTGTGCTTGGCAAAGATGGCGCTGAGGACTTCGTACAGCTCTACCAGCCCACGCCGGATGGCAAGGTGCTGAACGACCTGTCAGCGGGCAAGTACGACGTAACGGTTACCACCGGCCCGAGCTACGACACGCAGCGCATGGAGTTCGTTGACGCACTGGTGCAGTTGAGCCAAGGCAATCCACTCATCGGGCAAGCCGTGCCGGACCTGATTGTTGGCAGCATGGACTTCCCGAAGGCCGACGAGGCAGCCGAGCGCCTGAAGATGCTCCTGCCACCTCCGGTCCAGCAGGCCATGGCGCAGAAGGATCAAAGCCCCGCTGTTGTGCAGTTGCAGGGCCAGTTGCAGCAGATGCAGCAGATGGCCCAGCAGCAGCTTGGCGAGCTACAGCAGCGGCTACAGCAGGCGGAGGCGAAGGCATCCAGCAAGGTGGCCGACGAGCTTAAGGCGCAGATTGCCGCCGAACAGCTGCGCATTGACTGGTACGAGGCTGAAACGGCCCGTCTCGCCGTCCTACAGAAGGACATAGCTGCGGTGCGTCAGGTCAACCTTGATGCCGCCGCGCAAGTGGATTCGTCCCTACAGCAACACGCCGACCGCGTCCACGACCTCGTGATGGCGCAACAGGCGCAGCAAGCACAAGCCGCACAGGCTTCCGCTGACCAACAGGCCAGCGCGCAGTAACCGCACCGGACGGTATCCGGGCTATTCGTCAAGGAATGACGCGCAATGAGTGATGCAGTTAACGCCGCTGATGACGGCGCTCCGGTCGAACCTGTCGAGAACACTGCCAGCGAGCAGCCCGTCGCACAGGAACAGGCTCAGCCCTCGACCACTGAGCACGTTGACACGCCCAAGGACGACAAGCCCCGCGACGACAAGGGCCGATTCGTGCCGCAGGAGCGCGTCAATGAAATTACCAGGGCACGGCGTGAAGCCGAGCGGCGCGCAGAAGCACTAGAGCGGGAGTTGGCGAGCCTTCGCCAGAACCAACCCGCGCAACACCAGCCGCGAAGCACAGACAAGGCCCCGAAGTTGGAGGACTTCGACTTCGACCAGGCGGCATGGGCACAGGCGGTCACTGAATACGCCGCGACCCAAGCCGAGTCCCGTGTCGAACAGAAGCTCTCCGCGCGATCCCAGCAGGAGCGCCAGCAGACGGTCCAAAGGTCGTTTGAGGAACGGGCGGCCAAGTACGCTGCCGAACACCCGGACTTCGACCAGGCGATGGATAACCTCGGCCAGACGGTGCGGTTTTCGCCCGAGCTGATCGAAGCTATCGGCGTCAGCGACCACGGCCCCGCTGTTGTGCATTACCTCGCGCAGCACCTGGACGAGGCGGACCGCATCGCGCGGCTTCCCGCCCATCTTGCCGCTGTGCAGTTGGGTCGCATCGAGGCGAAAGTGTCGGCGCCCAAGCCCAAACCCGTCACCAAGGCACCCGACCCGGCTCCCTCGCTTGGCGGCGGCTCGTCTAACGCGTCGAAAGACCCGCAAAAGATGAGTTACGCCGAATACAAGCGATACCGGCAGGGCAAGTAACCCATTTCACTCAAGGATGAGTAGCCAATGAGCAACACCCTGATTACCCCGGACATCATCGCCAAAGAGGCGCTGATGCAGCTCGAAAACAACCTCGTTATGGGCAAGCTTGTCCATCGCGAGTACAAGCGCGAGTTCGTCAAGGTTGGCGCAACCGTGGACGTGCGCAAGCCCGTCAAGTTCTCCGTGACCGATGGCGCGACCCGTTCCAACCAGGACGTGCAGGAAGCCAGCACGCCGTTCACCATCGACAAGCGCAAGCATGTCTCGTGGAATTTCAACACGCAGGATTTGACCCTCGACATCGAGCAGTACAGCGAGCGCTACATCAAGCCGGCCATGATCGCCCTGTCGAACCAGGTTGATTCTGATCTTCTGGCCCTGTATCGCAACGTTCCGCAGTACGTGGGCACTGCCGGCACCACGCCCTCAACCTTCGCCAACCTCGGCGCTCCCGCCGTGCGTCTGGACAAGGGTGCGGTCCCGTCTGAGGACCGCAAGCTGGTGCTGAACCCGGATGCTGCGTTCAATGTGGCTGACATGTTGAAGGGTCTCTACAACCCCGAGCTGGTGAAGGGCGCTGTGCGTGGCAAGAGCATGGGGCCGATCGCCGGCCTGGAGACCTATCAGGATCAGAACGTCAAGACCCATACCGTGGGCACCTGGGGCACCACCCCGCTGGTGGCTGGCGGCTCGCAGAGTGTCACCTACGCCAACGCCTCGCACACCTATGGCACCACCTCACAGAGCCTGAACATCGATGGCCTGACCGCCACGACTGGCACCGTGAAGGCGGGCGACCGTTTCACCATCGCTGGCGTGTATGCCGTGAATCCAGTAAGCAAGGACACGCTCTCGGTGTTGCAGGAGTTCGTGGTGCAGGCTGATGCCACCGCCGACGGCACGGGCGCTGCGACGCTCACCATTTCCCCGGCCATCATCACTTCCGGCGCGTTCCAGACCGTTTCGGCGGCTCCGGCCGACAATGCGGCCATCACCCGTGTTGCAGCCAACTACGTGGCGAACCTCGCGTTCCACAAGAACGCCTTCGGCCTCGTCACTGTTCCGCTGGAACTGCCGGACGGCGCTGCGTTCAAGGCACGCCAGTCGGACAATGGCTTCTCGGTGCGTGTCGTGAAGGACTACGACATCGACAACGACGTGGACATCATCCGTCTGGACATCCTGTACGGCGTCAAGGCGCTGTATCCGGAACTGGCCTGCGTGCTGCTGGGTTAAGCGGCCTGGGGTGGGGCTTCGGCCTCACCCCTTTCTTTTGCACGGATGCACTTTGGGGCAAGGACGCCCCACCTTTTCTAGGGGCCACGGATGGCGACCACCGCAGGCGACATTATCAAGCGAGCCTTGCGGCTTGCCCGTGTCATCGACGCGCACACGGTGATGGATGCCAACGACGCCGCCGACGCGCTCGAAACGCTCAACGCCATGCTGGCCGAATGGCACGAGGCCGAGATTGGGCTGCCCGACTACAGCTTCACGGGCCTGAAGGACGAGCTTGCATCGGATGCCGCCGACCGCGAGGCCATCGCCTACCAGCTTGCGGCCCGCCTCGCACCTGAGTACGGCGTGGAACTCTCAACCGTGGTTGCCGCTGTAGCCGAGGGCACGATGAGCCGTGTCCGCCTGCGCTACTTCCAGCCGGGCTGCGTGGACTTCAGCCAGCTTCCGGGCCGTTGTCACGCCTTCAATATCGAGACGGGTGAGTAATGCCCCGCTTGCAGCCCATGCAGATCGTTGGCGGCTCCTACGCCGACGACGCTCTCCCGTGGTCGCATCAGGACACAGTCAATTACATCCCCGTCCCTGCCGAAAAGGAGGGCGTGCGCTCGCGAGCCATGCTTCGAAGCGCTCCGGGCCTGGTGCCCATGAGCCTTCTTGGCACGAATGCCCCCGTTCGCGGTATGCGCAACGTTGAGGGTCGACTGTTTGTCATCTCTGGCACCAGCCTGTTTTCCATCGGGTTCGATGGCACACCCACGGAGCTTGGGACGATTCCTGGCGTCAAGCGTTGCTCGCTGAGCCATAACCAGATCACTGGTGGTAACGAAGTCGTCATCTCCAACGGCCAGAGCGGATACGTCTATAACACCGCCAGCAACACGTTGGAGCAAATCACGGATGACGCCTTTATCGGCTCCATCAGCTTTGATTTCGTAGACGGTTACATCCTAGGCATAGAGCCCAAGCGACGCTTTGCATACACGTCCGATCTGACCTCCGCCACGTCGTACAACTCCATTGACCGCTACGAAGCGGAAGGCTCGCCAGACCTGTTAGTGGGTCAGGCCGTCACCCATCGCGAATGGTGGCTGATGGGTGAGCGGACCATCGAGCCGTTCATCAACACGGGCGCTACTACGGGCACGTTCCAGCGCTCGCAGGGCACGGTTATTGAGGTTGGCTTGGCGGCTACCCACGCCGTTGCCGTGATGGACAACTCAGTGTTCTGGTTGGGCTCTGACGGCATCGTCTACCGTGCCAACGGCTATACGCCACAGCGCATTTCAACCCATGCCATTGAGCAGGCTATTGCCCGTTGCAACATGGCGCAGGCCTTCGCCTTCACCTTCGAGGATCGCGGGCACAAGATTTTTTACCTGACCTTCCCGGACGGCCAGACGTGGGGCTACGACGCTGCCACCGGCGAATGGCACCGCCGCAAGAGCCATAACCTGGAGCGTTGGCGCATCAACTGTCTCGTCAAATGGCGCGGCAAGTGGATTGCTGGCGACTACTCCAACGGCATCCTCTACCAGCTCGATTGGGACACGCAGGACGAGAACGGCGAGCCCATGGAGCGCCGACGCATTACGGGCGTCACGCATGATCAAGGCAACGCCCTCATCATCAATGGTCTGTCCATTGAGATTGACACCGGACGGCCTGCTGGCACGGGCGGCGGCTTGCTTGTTCCACCCGTCTCCCTCGCCGGACATCTGCAGAACGCCACGCAGGGCGACGCCGTTTCTTATCAGTACATCAGGAAGGGTGGCGTTCAGCCCGTCACCGTTGCATTGGTGTCCGGGGCGCTTCCGACTGGCCTAAGCATTGATCCGGCCGGCAAGGTCACAGGCACGATTACAGCGCATGGTGACTTTGCATGGGCCATCCGAGCCACCGATGCGCTCGGCACTCAGTACGACCTATCCGACAGCAACACGGTTGCTAGCACGGATATCAACGTGTTCTCCACGGTCAACCCAGGCACGGCACAGTCGCCGCTGTCCTGTGCCGTTTCAGGCGGAGTAATTGCCACCGGGCACGACAACGGCGTGCTTCGCTACTCGCTTGACCGGGGCGTGACATGGTCCGGCGTGTCTGGCCTGTCTACGAAGGTTTCAAACCTCGCCTACTTCCAAGGCCGTTGGTATATCACCGGCGCCCCTCTTGCCTGGAGCAGTGCTGCTGACGACTTCGTGTTCAGCAGTTTCAGCAATGGCCCGCAGTTCAATGACCGCTCGCTAAGCGTGGTCAATGGCAGGCTAATGGTGGGCGTTTCTACGAGCACTGGCACGCATACCATTGTTGCCGAGATGGTCACGCGCGGGTCGCCATGGACTTCCCATGTCGCCAATGCTGACTATGGCTCAGCCACGGCCATCCATTGGACAGGTTCGGCGTACCTGATTGGCACGAGCACCGGCAAGGTGCTGCGCACAACTGACTTCACCGCGTGGGCGCAAGTTGCAGCGCTTGGCGTGAGCGTGAGCCAGTTCGCTCAGGTTGGCGGCGCCATCGTGGTTGTTACCAATACGCTTTGGTCGCGATCGACAGACGATGGGATGACTTGGTCTGCTGCCAGCAGCACGCCAGGCCTGAGTTATACCTGTGCAACTCCATCCATGTTTCTTGCTGGACGAACGCTGGCTATATACACATCGACAGATGGACTGTCTTGGTTGCCAGCCTATACCGCCACGAGTGGCTCACAGTTCGCCGGCAACATGGCGACTGATGGGACACTGATGGTCGCTCCGATCCTCTCTAGCGCATGCGTCGTGGGAACGGCGGCATGAGCAGCGTCAATGTTCGCTACAGCAAAGACGGCGGCCGCAATTGGTCGGACTGGCGAAAGATTGACATGGGCGACGTGGGCGATTTTTGCAAGCGCGTCCAGCTTCGCCGGCTCGGCCGGGGCTATCAGTGGGTATTCGACATTCTCATAACCGATCCCGTCCCAGCCGACCTGATCGCCGCTTCCATCATGCCCGAGGCAACGGATAGCTGATGAGCTTCCTCGTCGTAGACAACTTTTGCCCGGAACTCGACTGGGTGAAGCAGTCGGCCTTTGCCGCAGGGTTCGATACCTGGAACCCGAACAAGGGCGAAGTTGGCAGCTCCGTGTATGAGGGTATGGGCTTTTGGGGTGACCACGCCCTGATGATTCGCTCTCTCATGCGCGCCGTTGGCGGCCCGATCATTCCCAACTCCATGTTCTTCCGCGTGACTAACGTGGGCATGGAGCGGGCCTATATCCACAGCGACCGCGAATCGGGTTCGCATACCTGCGTTGTCTATCTGACCGACCATGAAGAGCAGAGCGGGACCGCGTTCTTCCAGCACAAGAGCACGGGCCTGAAGGAAATGCCCTCGTTCCACGAGCTTCGCGAGTCAGGGCTGATGGATGAGTTGAAGCAGGACATGGTGTCCCGCAATCCCGACAACTGGACGCAGCTCGATTACGTCCGAGGCATCAAGAACCGCGCCCTGATCTTCAACGCGCCGCTATTCCACTCGCGCTTCCCTCTCGACGGCATCGGCATGGATGCCGAATCGGGCCGGTTGGTGTGGGTGTGCCACTTCTACAAGCTGGGTCCGTCCGGCGACCTGATCTGAGGGGCTGAAAACATGGCAGAGATTTGGGGCGCGGCAATTGTCGCGGTCGGGGCTTATGCTGCCTCGAATAACGCGGCCAACAAGGCGGCAGGTGCGCAGAAACGCGGAGCTGCGGCAGCGTCAGCAGCCATCCAACAGAACTACGACCGCACCAAGAGCGACCTCCAGCCGTACATCACGCTCGGGGGCAATGCAGCGGGCACGCTCAACGCGCTCAACAGCGGCGATATGTCGGCCTTCCATGCCGATCCCGGCTACCAGTTCGCCTTTGACCAGGGCTTGCAGGGCCTTGACCGAAGTGCGGCAGCTCGCGGCTCCCTTTATTCGGGCGGCCACAGCGCGGACCTCATCAGGTACGGACAGGGCATGGCTGACCAGCAATACGGTCAGTTTTATGACCGCCTGATGGGCCTTGCTGGCATGGGCCAGAACGCTTCGAGCAACCTTGGGAGCGTGGGCACCGGCTCTGCGGCGTCCATTGGAAGCAACCTAATGAGCGCAGGCAACGCCGCAGCCAACGGCTACATCAATAGCGGCAACGCGCAAGCCAACCTGCTGGGTCAGTTCGGCCAACTTTACGGGCAATACATGGGCCAGCAGGGCTCACCCACCAACTCGTCCTATTCGCTGGGCGGCAACGGCGCGCAGAGCTATCAGGTCAACGATGGCTCGTTCAACAACGGCACGTTCAACTTCGCCACGGCGGGTGACGGCTCCCAGCAGAGGTACGCGTTCTGATGGCTGAACTCATGCTCCCCGATATCGTCGGCCAGTACAACCAGGGCTTTGATCGTGGCCAGGGCATGCGCGCAAGCAAGCTCGCTGGGCTCGCTATCAACACACAGGGTGCTGACAGGCAGTCGGCGCTAGGCCAGCTTGCCAGCGTCGATCCGCGAGCCGCCATGGGCCTTCAAGACCGTTTCGCGGCGCAGGATCAGGCGCAGGCACAGCAGCAACAGGCGGCGGAAGTTGATCACGCTCAAAAGCTCAACGGAGCGGCGCGCTTCGTGCTATCCGCCTACCAGTCAGGCGACCCCGCGCGACTTCAGGGCGCGTGGAACGCCGTGCGTCCGTACCTCGCGCAGATCAGCGGCAAGGAGCCGCCGCCTCAGTTCGACCCTGCCATGCTGCCGAAGATGTATGAGATTGTCGGCCAGTCGGGTGGAATGCCTGACCCGAAGTACATGAACGTCGGCAACGGCGTCGTGTTCGATGAGACGAGCGGCAAGGTGGCCTATCAGGCTCCGCAGCAGCCGACGGGCGAGCTGGCGACGTTGCGGGCTATGCAGCAGGACCCGAGCCTAGTGGCGACCTACCGCCGCATGCATCCAAACCAAGGTGGCGGAGATTCGGCCTTTGAACGTCGCCTAGCACTCGCGCAGCGCATGGGTGCGACGCCCGAGCAGATGAAACAGATGGTGCTTGGCTCTACGTCAACCAACGGCGCGCCTGATATCCACGGTAACACCCAGGTAACGGGCGATGCTTATCTCCAATCGCTGGATCAGCAGACGGCGGCCCAAGTCAAGGCATTGGCGGACGGACGCATGGCGTTCCCGACAGGCACAGCGCTGCGTTCGCCGTATTGGCAGGGAATGCTTGGCGCTGTATCTCAATACGATCCGACTTTCGATGCCATCAACTACAACGCTCGTAGCGGCACGCGCAAGGCGTTCACTTCGGGCAAGGAAGCGCAGACGGTTAATGCTCTAAACACCGTGGCCGAACACCTTGGCACGCTTTCTGACTACGCGGACCAGCTCCATAACACGAGCATCCCGCTGTTCAACCGCGTCAAGAACTTCACTGCTGCGGAAACGGGCGATCCGCGCATTGCGCGGTTCAACACGGCTCGCAAGGCGGCGGCTGACGAAATTGCCAAGGTGTGGCGCGCCTCCGGCGGTAGTGAGGCGGACATTCAGGAAAACCTCAAGAACCTGGACGGCGCACAGTCGCCTGAACAGCTCCATGCCGCCATTGGCACGTTGGTTAAGCTCATCGGCGGAAAGCTTGCCGCCTTGCAAGATCAATACGTGCAGGGTCTTGGAACCGCACAAGCGGCTAAGCCGCTCGTCAGTCCCGAAGCGGCGCATGCCTATGAGAAGGTTCTCAGTCGTGCCGGCATGACTTCGGATATCCCTGCTGTGCAGGGCACCCAGCCGGCGCCAGCCCAAGCGCGCCCGCGCGCAACTAATCCGCAGACCGGCCAAACCGTCGAGTTCGACGGCCAGCAGTGGGTGCCCGTGAATGGCTAACACCATCCCGCCGCCGCCACCGGGGTTCCAGCTTGTGCAGCAGGGTGGCAACATTCCGCCGCCTCCGCCTGGGTTTCAGTTGGTGGGTAAGCAGCAACCCACGCTCCCGATCATCAGCCATGCCCCCGTTGACCCGACCGAAGGCATGTCTACGCTTGACAAGCTTCGCGCTGGCGCTGGCAAGTCATTCGTAGACACGGGCCGAGGGCTTGAACAGATTTCGGTAGGACTTGGCTCTCTGTTGCCGTCTGCGCTTGGCGGCGACTACTACAGGGGGCAGTCGGATCGGCTCAAGCAGGAGCAGTCGCAGGTAGACCAGCGGGATGCTCCGCTGATGGCGACCACTGCCGGCACGGTTGGCAATGTCATCGGCCAAACGGCACAGGCCGCGATCCCGGTGGGGGAGGTAGCGGCGGCTGGCAAGGCCGTGCCATTAGTCAAGGCCGCGCTGTCCGGTGGAGCGTATGCCGCCGCACAGCCTGTTGCGGAGGGCGAATCCCGCCTTCAGAACGCAACTACGGGCGCGCTGGCTGGCATCGCGGGGCAGGGCGTAGCCTCTGGCCTTCAGAGGGCCGCGACCGCCGCCAAGCCCGCCCTGTCTGAGGCCACGCAGAAGGGCATCCAGGTGTTGCGAGATGCCGGCGTTCCACTGCATTTCTCGCAGCTCACGGATTCGAAGTTCTCCAAGACGCTGGCATCTGCTGCCAGTTACTTGCCATTCTCTGGAAGTGGTGCGGCCAAGGACGCTCAGCAAGCCGGATTCAATCGGGCTCTGTCAAAGACCATTGGGCAAGACGCCAAGTCGCTAACACCCGAGGTCATCAACAAGGCTTCTGATGCGATCAGCAAGCAGTACGACGACCTGTTTGCGAGAAACAAGGTCAACATCGACCCGCAGGATGTGTCAAGGCTAGTGGGACTCGCGAGGCAGGCGACCTCTGACCTTCCGCCAGATCAGGCAAAGGTGGTTCAGAACCAGATCGGTAAATACATCAATGCAGCAGCCGACAATGGCGGTCACATTCCGGGCCGCTTGTACCAGAATATCCGCGCTACGCTCATGCCGCTTGAGGGTCAGCAGCCATCGGGACACCTGGTTGGACAGGTTCGAAAGGCTATGCAGGACGCGGCGAACAAGTCCTTTGGCCCCGATGACGCCAAGGCGCTTAAAGACCTCAACGGAAAGTTCAGCAACTTAAAAATTATCAAGAAGGCGTTGGGCCGTGTCTCGGGCGCGGACAACAACGTGCACCCCGCCCAGCTCTGGTCACTGGTGAACAGCAAGTATGGTGCGACGCCGGAGATGCGGGCGCTAGCGCAAGCAGGGCAAACCGTGCTTAAGGACCCGATTCCAGATTCTGGGACGGCTGCGCGGAGCCTGATTTACAGCGGCCTTGGTCTTGGTGGCGCGCTCCATCCTGCCGGGATTAGTCAGCTTGCTGCGCTGACCGCTACTGGAGCGACGGTGGGGCGCGCGCTCAACTCGCAGACAGCGGCAAAGCTACTCCCCGGCTCGGGGGCCAAGGTCCTTCGTAGTCTTTCCACTCTCGCGCGTCCCGCGCCCGTACTTGTGCCAGCGGTTGTCCGTGCTGAAAAGCGCAAGTGATTTGAGTCGCCCGTTAGGCATATAGACCAACAGCCAGCAGGCGATCATTCGGTCAGCCCACACGGTGAACTTGCCCACTGCCCAACGGGCGGCGGGCGCTAATGCGATAGCAAGAATCGTCGTGTTGTTCACCCGCGTTCCCCAGCCCCGCCTCGTGCGGGGCTTTTTATTGGAGCCAACATGGCTGCATTTCGCATCCTATCGCAATCCCCCGTCTATTTCCTGTTGGACGGCAAAACCCCTGCTGCCGGAGGTCGGATCGAGTTTTATGAAGCTGGCACGACAACGTCCAAGGACGTGTACGGGGACCAAGCCTTGACCGTGAATAACGGCTCAAGCATCACGCTGGGCTCCGATGGCAGGGCGTCGGACGACATTTGGGGCGACGGCTCCTACCGTGTGCGCGTCTATGCCGCCGACGACACGCTCATCTCCGACGACGACAACGTAGAGATTCCGGGCGGAATTGGCACGGCCATCCCGGCGCTAGAGGCGGGCAAGGTGCTGTCCAACGATGGCGCTGTGCTGCAATGGCTACAGCTTCAGGACGTGCCCGATCCCACCGGGCAGAGTGGCAAGATTCTCACGTCAGACGGTTCCAGCCTGGTCTATACGGATCCGCCTGCCGATCCAGTGGTTCCCATCACGGTGGGCGCGGATAACGTTCAGTTCGGCAATACGAGCTCCAAGGCGTTCTACATCCAGGCTGGCACGGCAACGGCTCCCGCGAGCGGAACATTCACGACCAGCAAGGCCATCACGTTCGCCAAGACGTTCGCTACCGTCCTCCATGTAGGTGTCATGCCGCAGACGGTCGAGCCGGGCGGTCCGGTCGTGGCTTACCTGACCACACCTGCGACCACGGGCGGCTTCACGGCAGTTTTCGACGTGGCCGAGGGTGCCAACGCCAATAACACCATCGCGAGTGATATTCCGTTTAGCTGGGTTGCCTTCGGGCTGGTCAATGTCACTTAAGGCAAGCCTTCCTGGCGTCCGAGACCCTATCGTGGGACAGGGCGGCGTAGCCTCGCGCCCGATCTATACGTTTTTCCAGGCCATCGCCACGACGGTTGACGCGCTTTCTGAAGCATCCGGCAACGTCACCATCCCCGATCTTCCGATCAGCGAAAACGCAAACGTTGTCGGCGCCTCCGGCTTCTCGATCTATACGCAGGGCACGCTAAAGACCGGCATTGTTCGCATCCTGCTTGATGGAGACACGCAGACCCCGGTGAACACGCAGTACTACGGCAGCGGACCCACGGGTACGCGCGGCTGGTTCAGCGTTTCCGATGCGCTGGACAGTACGGCCGACATTACGCTTAGTGTTGGCGCGGACGGCGTTACGACCTTCGGTCTTTCTGCCGGCGTGCTTGCCAGCTTGGCCCTAGCTGACAGCTCCGTGCAGCCCGGCGATAACGTCTCGGCCTTGACAAACGACGCGGCGTATGTCGATGCAGCCGGAGCCGCAGCGGCCGCTCCGGTACAAAGCGTCAATGGCGCTACAGGCACAGTCATGCTCACGGCATCCGATGTTGGGGCGGCCACCACAGCGCAGGGTGCAAAGGCCGATAGCGCCCTGCAATCGGTCGTGGCTGGAACCAATGTCACCGTCGATAACACCGACCCGCAGAACCCAGTAATCAATGTGTCTAGCGGTGCCGGCTCGGGCGACGTTGTCGGTCCGGCCTCCGCTGTAGACAGTGACGTGGCCCTGTTCGACGGCACGACCGGCAAGCTGCTCAAGGATGGCGGCTCGTTCGGCTCGCTGGTCCGTGCTGCGGTACTCACGGGCCTGTCAACCGCCACTAGCACGGTCATCGCCGCGACCGACTCGGTGCTGGCCGCGTTCGGCAAGCTCCAAGCGCAGATCACCGACAACCTTCTGCCCAAGGGCTACATCGACGGCCTGCAAATGCAGTGGGTGAGTGGCACGGCGCTGACTGTTACCAGCGGCGCGGCGTACATCGAGGGAAGTTCCAAGGTGCTGCGCGCCAGCAGCGCCATCGCCAAGACCGGACTCTCGCTGTCGGCCTCGACCTGGTACCACGTCTATCTGTACGAGAACGCTGGCACGCCGGATATCGAACTATCCACCACGGCCCCGGCCGCGCCCTACAACGGGACAGCGCGGAGCAAGACGGGTGATAGCAGTCGGCGTTATGTGGGTAGCGTCAGAACTGACGCTGGCGGCAACATCTACGCCTTCAAACACCATCCTGGCAACCTCGTCGCCTACATGGCAAACATCATTTCGGCACCGTTCGTGGTGGTGAATGCCGGAACAGCCACGAGCCCCACGACATTTGATGTTTCCCAGCTTGTTCCGACCACCTCGACGGCGGCGCTCCTTCAGGCCCGCAATACAGACAATTCCGTCGCTGTGGTGTTCGGCACCAGCGATCAGGGCTACACGCTGACATTAAACGCATTCCAGTCTCTGCTTGACGCCGGGAGCGCATTCGTAGCGCCCGTAAATACCAGCGCTAGCCAAGCGGTGCAGTACATGTTCCGCGCATCGCCAACTGGTGTCTGCAACGTGCGCGTCGTTGGCTATCTCTTGGATCGCTGATCATGCCCTACGCTGTCACCATCCTATCCAGCGGCTGCACCAGCTACCGCGCCGTCGCCTCCGAGGCCGACCTACTGCCCGGCGAAACCTTCGCGCCCGAGCCGCCAGCGCCAACCCTTGCCGATGCCGCTGCCGCTCTGACCGTTGACGTGCAGACGTGGCTCGACGCCACCGCGCAGGGAAACGGCTACGACTCGCTGTTCACCTGCATCTCCTACCTCAACAGTGCCATGACTCAGTACGCCGCCGATGCGGCTGCGGCATTGGCGTGGAGAGACGCCGTGTGGCCAGCCTGCTACCAGTGGCAGCAGGACGCGCTCACCAACCCTCCCGCAACCTTCCCGACCTCCGCCGAGGTCATCGCACAGCTGCCGCAGCCGGAAGCCTTCGGCTGGGTGGTGCATGCGCCAGGCGAAGGCTGACCGTAATAACGGCCGCCGCCTACATCGCCACCAACCTGTAAGCGTTACTTTCAAGTTGCCCCGCGAGTCCGGCCCGAGCCGACTACCTCTCAGGCGGAACCGATGACCGGGGCGCCTTCACGTTGGCGGAGGTAAGCTGTGGCGCCCATCCTGGAGCGCCCGCCATGTGCTACTCCGCCCAGATCAAGGCCGACTACGCCAAATACCTCCGCCACTTCGGCGCGTCGATCAGCCTGCAGCGTTTCACCGAGCTGTTCTGGGAGCGCAGGCGGGACGGAAGCTGGACAAAGATTCCCAAAGTGATGCGGGATGCCTTTCGCCACCCCGAGAGCGAGGCCGGGTTTGAGATAGCCAAGCTGGTGGCTGAGGGTGACCGGGAGTTGGCCCAGCGTTACCGCGATGAGCTGGCAACCCAGCGTGACCGGCTGGCAAAGGCCGAGCTGGTGCTTGCTGGCCCCAGGCCCACGAAGAAAGCGGCCGATGACAAGCGCATCGCTGGCAACAAGATTGCCGCTGCCGAGCGCAACCTTGCCGACTTGGAGCGGCGCGAGCCGGCTGACCAGGACGCGCGAATCTATCCCGGCTCCTACGCCCCTGTGATGATCGAGCGCGACGGCGAGCGCATCATTGTTCCGATGCGCTACCAGTGCCGCATGCCCGGCTGGAACGCGACGGTCGAACGGAAGTACCCGGGCACCTACAATGCACGTCGGGACAAGCTGGTGGAGTCATGGGGGCAGCTCTTCGGCTACCGGCACGGGATCATGGTGGTCACCCGGTTCTACGAGAACGTGGCACGGCACCGCCTGGAGGGCAGGGAGCTGGCACCAGGCGAAAAGGAAGAGAACGTCGTGCTCGCATTCGACCCTCAGCCGCCACAGGACATGCTGGTCGCCTGCCTGTGGAACGTTTCCAAGGGCGCCGATAACGGGTCTGATCTTTTCAGCTTTGCGGCCATCACCGACGAGCCTCCGCCTGAGGTCGCCGCAGCCGGCCACGACCGCTGCATCGTGCCGATCAAGCCCGAGCATGTGGATGCTTGGCTGAACCCCGCACTGGCGCCCCGGGAGGCCCTGTTCGCGATCCTGGACGACAGGGCGCGGCCGTACTACGCCCACCAGCTGGCGGCGTAGAATCCACGCCATGAGCGATACCACTCCCACCTCCGAAGGTCTGCGCCGGTACCCCGAGACGCAGGGCTATTACCCCGACCGCTCGCAGGAAGGCGCGCACCCGGACCTTGAGCACCCGTGCACTTGCAGCATGGAGTGTCAGGACCGCTGCGCCGGAGAGTGCGGATGCGCTGCGTGTGCCTTGCAGTTCCACGAGTTCGCGGATGTGGGTGGGTTCTTCCACCACCCTGACGATGGCACGCTTGACGAGGAAGAGGCCCTAAAGGCTTACCGCGAGTCGTCGCATGGCGGTGCGGAGTAGGGCTTGAAGTCGAGCACGATTTCGCCGGTGTCGGCCATCACGTCAGGCTCTCGGCCTTGGCGACGTTTCCAGATTCGCAACCACATCACCCGGCTGCACAAGACGTCCAAGTCAGGATCGGCCGCCAAGTAGAGGTCACCCTCGGGATCGCGCAGGATGATTCCGGTGTTGCCGGACTCCCGCATGAGCTTGCGCAGCAGGCGGAATAGCTCTCTTGCGTCAGGTGCTTCGGTCACGGCGGCTCTGCTCAGTCGTTGCCCCGATACGGGGTCATCTGGTCCGGCTGGATGGTGACCAGGCTGGCGATCGTCTCTTTGCTCTGGCCGACCGCCACGTAGTAGCCACCGTCCTCATCGTGTAAGACAAAGCCCGCAGCGCGCGAGCGCCTGAGATGGTCGCGTATCGCCTCGAACATCGGCTCGGGATCGGGCGTTAGCCTGTCCATGTGCACCTTATCGCCCAGCCGCGGTGATCACGTCGTGAGACGCCCGCCGCGTACTCTCGCGGCATGGCCTCCGTGTACGTCAAAAGCATCCATGAGCCAGGCGTCTGGCATATGAAGTACATCTACGACGAGACGGATGTAGCACGCATCCAGTCGCTCATCGGAGGCGGGGTGACCATCACTTTCCTGCGCGGCGCCAAGCCTCCGGGGCCGTACTACGCGGCCAGCCTTAAGCAGGCGGTGCGGTTCGTGGGGCGCTGGATGGACTCGCGGGAAAAGTGGCTACACGGGCCGAGCATGACGAAGCACCCCGAGAGAGCCCATAAGCCTTGGCCGTAGGTGGGCGCGGAGGCACTGGCGGACGGTGGGTTAGGACTCGAGCAGATAGTCGGACCACGCCTGCATCAGTTGCCGGCGCTTCTCGAGCAGTGCTCCACGGCGGTAAGCCGCCTCGGCCTTGTTCTTGATCGTATGAGCGAGCGCCATCTCGATCACCTCGTTTGGGAAACTGGTTGTCTCATGCGCCCAATCGCTGAAGCTCGAGCGGAAACCGTGGACGGTGAAGGGCAGCTTCATGTGGCGCTGCACCATGTAGAGCATGGCATTCTCGGACAGCGCAAAGGGCGGCTTGTCTCGAGGAAGCTCACGCAACAGCTCGAGCGCGGCAGGCACCAGCGGGACGATATGTTCCTTGCCTGCCTTCATCCTCGATGCTGGCACGGTCCATAACCCAGCCTCGAGGTCGAACTCGGCCCACGCCGCCCCCGTAGTTTCCTCGGTCCGGGCCACCGTTAGGATCGTGAAGCGCAAGGCTCGAGCCGAGAACCCCTTGCGTAGCTCGAGCGCCTTCATGTGCGCCGGCACATCGGCGTAGGGCATGGCCGCGTGGTGGCGGACCTTCTTCACCTTGGAAGGCTTGGGCAGCAGCTTGTCCAGATGACCCCGCCAGCGTGCCGGGTTCTCGCCCTCCCGGTAGCCTGAGACTCGAGCCCAATCCAGAATCCGCTCGATCCGCCCCCGGACTCGAGTTGCCGTTTCCGTCTTTTCGGTCCAGATCGGTAGCAGGCAGTCCATTACCGCCGCCGTGTCGATCCCGGCGACTGGCACCTCATCCTTCGGCCCGTACGCATCGAGCGACTGTTCCCACTGGCCCGCCTGCGCCTCGTTCTTCCAGCCTGCCCGATGAGCGGCGATGAACGCGGCCTTGCACTCGCCCCAGGTCATGCCTCCCGGCCTCGCCTGCGCCTCTCTGCGGGCCTCAAGCGGGTCAACCCCTGCCAGTATGTCCTTTCGGTGCTTGAGTGCCGCCTGACGCGCCTCGAGCAGACTCACAAGGCCTACCGGCCCTAGCCCCATCTCCCGCCGTCGCCCGCGCAACTGGTAGCGCAGCACCCATGACCGGGTGCCGCTCGAGGTAACCTGTAGGTACAGCCCGCCGCCGTCCGCGTGGTAGCCTTCTTTTGCCGTCGCGACCTGTCTGGCGCTCAGCCGGGAAATAGGTCTAGCCAA